GGCGCTCGGCCGCCGCGGCCGCCTTCATGGCCGCCGTCTCGGCGCCGGCATAGGCCGCCTGGCCCGCCGCCACGGCCGACGCAGCGGCGGTGCTGGCGGCGCGCGCGCGGTCAAGCGCTTGCGCCAGCGAGTCGAGCGTCGACGCCGCGGCGACGGCTTGGGAGCCGTCGACCGGGATGTCGATCTCGTACGTCGTGCCGTCCGCCACCGCTCTACCTCCGCCGTCGTCTCGGTTGCCGATCGCCGCCGCCCGTGAGCGACTGCCGATGCAGGAGCGCGACCTCTGCGATCACGAAGGCGCCCGCGCGCATGTCCCGCTCGCTCTCCTCGTCCACCTCGCCGCCGCCCGCGACGCGGGCCAGGGCGGTGATGCAGTCGCCGAAGACCGCCGGGCTCGACTGAGCCGCGACGATCCGCGCCCTCAGCCTTTTTTTTCCTCCCCGGCCGCGCCCTCCGCGAGCCGCGCGACCTCGATGCCCGCCACGACGTAAACGCCGGGGCGCGCCGCGAGCAGCGCTCTTCGCATCTCCGAGTCGGGGGGCGGGTAGAGCATGCAGGACTCGCCGAGCCGCTCGCCCGCCTCGCCCCGCACGGAGTCGTTCTTCGCGGTGCGGACGGCCTTCAGGTACTCGCGGTAGTGCGCCCGCTCGGGCGCGATGACGATCGCCATCGTCGGCGTCCCGCGCTTGTAGGACCCGGCGAACCGGATGGCGCGCACCGACCCGAAGCCGTGCTCCTCCTCGAGGTCCACGAGGGCCGCGAAGTCGATCTCCGCCTGCTCGGCCTCGAGCTTCTCGTCCTCGGCGCGGAGCTTCTCTCGCCTCGCCTGCAACTCTTCGAGCTTCGTCATGTTCGTCTCCAGTGGTCGAATGCCAGGCGTTCGGTACGGATGCGCGCCCATCAGAGGAGCGCGACGCGCGTGCCGTTCTTGAGCGTCTTGATCACGCTGGTGGGGCCGAGGTCGACCTCGATGAAGAGCGCCTCGCTGCCCTCCTTGTTGTCCATCGAGAACGAGCGCCAGCGGCAGCCGAGCATCTCCGTCTGGTAGACGTTGTTCGGCTGCGACAGCGTCTTGTGCTGGATGACGATCGAGAACTTCGGCACGGAGATGAGCTTCACGCCGCCGCGGCTCGGCGCGACCGTCGCGAGGGCCGACTCGATGCGGTCGACGGCCGACATCGAGAACGTGCCCGACCCCTCGTGAGAGGCCTTGCCGCGAGTCTCCTTCATGACGCGCCCGCCGGACGTGCCGAAGGAAAACCCGGTCTCGATCTTGCCGCCGCACTTGATGCCCTCGACGTCGGCGATGTCGATCGTCACCGACTGGTAGAGCGACAACACGACGGAGATGTCAGCCCAGGAGATCTCCTCGTCGTCCGTGATCGGGAATGCTTCGTTTGCCATGGCTCAGTGCTCCGTTCAGGTGACGACGACGGCCGTGTCGACGTTCGTGATGGTGCCGCGCAGGCCAAGGGGGCCGCTCCCGTGCAGCGTCTTGCCGGTGCCCCGAAGGTCGTCGGCGCGGCTCGCGACCCACGTCGCCGAGCTGGCGTTCTGGCCCTCGCTGCCCGGGCTCAGGAGCCCTTCGGTGAGCGCCTGGTTGATGCGCGCCTCGAGGAGCTTGAGCTCGCTCTCGGTCGCCGTGCCGTCCGCGTTGAGGACCGGCGTTTTGCCGATCATCCGCGTGGTCTCGGCCTGGACGATCGAGCAGAACTTGTTCGTGACGGCGATGTTGTGCGTGTAGGCCAGCACGTCACCATCGGTTGCGCGGGTGAGCGCCATCGCGACGTAGGTGCCGTTCGGCCCGTTGTCGCTGGTCGTGAGGCAGGTGAACCTCGCCGCGAGCGCCCCGCCGTCGACGCGCTCGTCGTACTCGACGATCTGCTTGTTCGTGTCCTCGAGATCGACCCCGTCCAGCGGGCCGAGGTCGTTCTGCCACGACGCGATGTGGAGCGCGTGCTGGTACTCGCGCACGGCCACGTGCCACGAGGCAGGGCGGCGGAACTCCCAGCCGGTGATCGGCGAGAGCACGCGGGCGCGCCCATAGCCGAGGTCGATGCGCTTCTGCGCGTCGACGCTCGCGAACGCGATGTCTGCGAGGGACACGTCAGCGGCCTTCGTGAGGACCTTCGTGATCGTCACGTTGTGCGAGCCGATCTCCTCCGCGGTGAGGTCCGTCGACCCGAGCGTGAGGACCGTCGCGCTGACCGCCGTGATGGCGTCGGTGGTGACGTTGTTCGACGCCGTCCCGGCGACGGTCACGATGTCGCCGACCGCGAAACCCTCGGTGATCCACGAGCCCGCGTTGCGGGTGATCGTGTCGCCGGTGGCGCCGACCTCGGCGAAGATGAAGCCGTTCGAGGCAACGATCGAGCCGACGCCGGCCGCGGTGACCTCGGCGGCGAGGTCCGTCGTGTCGAACGTGAGCACCGTCGCCGTGAGGGCGGCGATCCGTCCGGTCACGTTGTTCAGCGTGGTGCCGGCCACGGTGACGACGTCGCCCACCGCGAGGCCGTCGTCGATGAAGGACCCGACAGATCGGGTGATCGTGTCCCCCGTCGCGCCGACCTCCGCGAAGGTGAGCGTCTCGGCCGCGGTGATCTTCACCCAGCGCTTCACGCCGCTGGTCTTCGCGAGCATGCTCGGCGTGCCGCCGTCGCGGACGTTGCATCGTGCGTACACGAACCGCTTGTTCGTCGTCTCGTACGCGTTCGCGATCGTCGTGACGTAGCCGGCCTCGGTGCTGTTCGCGAGGTCACCTACGACGTTCCACGAGCGGCTCGTCTTCTGCTGCGCCGCGAGGGCAGTCCTCGCGGCGGTGAGGCCCGCGTTGTCCCACTTCGGCGCGGTGAAGCGGAAGCTCAGCGTGTCGCCCGCGACCAGCGTGCCAGCGCCGAAGTTCAGGACGATCCCGACGTAGGGGATCGTGTACGTGCTCGCGGTGCCGAGGCGAACGGTCTTCGTGGTGCGGCCCCCGTCGAGGGAGAGCGTGAAGATCGGACCCGAGCCCGAGCCGATGGTGCCGCCCGTGGTGACCGTCAGGGTCGCGTCGACCTCCTCGAGGTAGCCGTACGTCGAGGCGCTGTAGGTGATGATGCTCGTACCGGTGCCCGTCGAGCGCTGCATGCGCAGCGCGCCCGCGGTCACGATCGGGAGCGGCACGAAAATGATGGGGCTGCGCGTCTTGGCCAGCAGGTGCGCCGCGAGGTCCGCTCCCTGCGAGTAGTCGTGCTGGTCGAGGAGCGCGGAGATCCCAGTGAACACGCGCGGCACGCCGTCGGCGTTCTTGCCGACGCAGGCCATGATCACCGCGTAGCCGTCGCCGCCAGCGTAGGCGCCGCCGGTCGTCGCGATCGAGAGACTTGCTTGGGGTCGAGTCGGCATTTTACGCTCCGCATCCGGTTTCAGTGGGGGTCTCGCCCTCGAGACCAACGACGGTGGTGCTCGCGATCGTCGTCGCGGTGAAGGCGCCGCCCTCCTCGGCCGCCGAGCCCGCCCACGTGCGCACTTCGACAGCGCGGCGGACGGAGAACGGGATCTCGTAGACGGCGAAGTTCGTGACCGGCGTGCCTTTCGTGTCCTCGAGCTCGACGAGCTGGCCCGCGCCGATCTCCCCCGCGCCGTTCTTGCGCGCGACGAGCACCTGCCGAAGCGCGGCGAGCACGGAGTCGACGACGCGATCGGCTCGCCTCACGTGCTCGTGGTGTTGCGCGCCGGCGCGCGGCTCTTGCGCGTAGACCGTGATCTTCGCCGCGAGCTTGCGGTCGAAGACGTGAACCGGGTTCCGGCTGTTGGCGCCCTTCGGCGCGAGGATCTGCTCGGGCGCGCGAAGCCGCTCCACGACGATCCGCTCGCGCGGCGTGACCGCCGAGGTCGTGCGCTCGGGCCCGTCGACCACGGGCATGGGGACGCCTGCGGTCTCGAGGAGCGCGCGGAGCTCGCGGGCGATCTCGTGGATCATCGGAGGGCCTCCCGGATGACCCGGCGGGCGGTCGTGTCGAGCGCGCGCGCGTAGGCCGGCGGAAGGGCCTCGCCCTGGCGCGGGGTGACGGGCCGGCGGCCCACCTGGTACTTCGCGTACTTCGTGGTGAGCGCGAGCCGCAGGCGCTGCCCGATCGCCACGTACCGGACGCCGTCGAGGAGCGCGCCGCTCTTCCGGAGCGTGACGACCTGCCCGCTGTCGCCCGGCGCCCAGGCGGCGCCGTAGGCGTCCGCGCTCGCGCGCGACGTCTCGACGACGAGGCTCGTGAGGATGGGCGCGCACTCGGCCGCCACGCGGTGCCCCACCACGCGCGGGAGCTCGCGGAGCGAAGCGGCGAATTTCTTCAGGCTCGCGGTGCTGCTCATGGGAGCCCCGACCCAAAGCCGCGCGGGTCTCCTCCCGAGCTGACCGACGTCGCGGTGATCGCGAGGTTCGAGGGCACCTGCGCGGTACCGCCTCGCAGGGGCATGCCGGCGGCGAAGCGCTCGAGGATGGCCTTCCCCGCGAGCTCCGCAGCGATGACAGCGGCGCTGTCCTGCCCGTTCGCGTTCAGAACGCGCTTGGCCGAGACGTCGGCCACGACGCCGCGCACGAGCGGGTGAATCGGCGCCGTGAGCGGGACCACGTGGGCGGGAAGGAACGTGTCCGCCCACCGCGACACGAACTCGATCACGTCGTCGAACTTCGGTTCGCGCGTGACGACCATCTCCACGCCGTCGCTCGTGATGTTCAGCGCACCGCCGCCGGCGAGCGCCGCGAGCTTGAAGGTCGAGTTGGTCAGCCGGATCGCGTAGTAGACCGTGCCGGCCACCAGCGGCGCCGACAGGGTGCCCGCGCTCGCCGCGCGCACCGTGACCTCGTCGTTCGTCTCGAGCCCGTGGCCGTCGTACGTGAGCACGTCGGTGGACGCGAGGCAGGACGCCAGCATGCCAGCAGGCGACACCACCGTCCCCGGCGGGAGCCGGGCGGTCACGTCGCCACGCGAGCAGTAGAGGTCGGTTGCCACAACGCCACCGCCCCGCGTTCCGGAGGAAGGCGAGGCAAGGCTGCGTGGGAGTGCGTGTCAGGTCAGAGGTCGCGGAGTCGGGCGAGGACGCGCTGGCGGCGAGCCTCGAGCGCTTCGGCGCGCGGGGTCTGGCCGGCCGCGCGGGCGTCGGCGATGCTCTTCTCGAGCTGCTTGGCCTCGAGCTCGAGGGCTTCGTGCTTCTCGTCGTTCATGGTGCTCCTGGTCAGGCGGCGCCGGCCCAGCGCTGCATGCACTGCGGGAGGGCGAGCACGCCGTTGCCGCGGAGCACGTAGGCCACGCCGACCTTGAGGGTCGTCTGGTAGAGGTGGCTCGTCTTGTCCGAGCGGATCTCCTCGGGGGCGCCCTCGTCCTGCACGATCCAGGGGACCATGCCAGGCTTGTTGAGCGCGAGCGGGTACCACTTCGAGTCGTCCGCGAGCTCGTCGCTCACGATGATCTTGACGGTGCCCTTGTGCCGGTTGTCGACCGCGCCGTAGGTCGACCCGACGGCCTGGATGACCATGTCCTGCTCGAGGCGGTCCTTCGCGGTCTCCTCAAGCGCGGCCGGCACGAGAACGTGCGTCATGCGCAGTCCGAGCGGCTTGCCGTTCGGTGCCTTGATCTTGCGGAAGTACGCCTTCGCGAGGGCGATGTTCGCGGTCGAGAGGGTCGTCCCAGCGCCCGCGAAGTCGTTGTCGTAGGTGCCGATGTCGGCGTCGAAGACGTTGAACGGGTGCGCGTCGGCGAAGAACGCCGAGCCGTCCCAGCAAGTCGCGTTCGCCGCGAGGGCGTCGGCGATGATCTGGTTCAGGAGGGCGCTGGCGGCCGCCGCGATGGCCGCGGGCTCCGAGGTCCAGCCGACGAAGTCCGGCGCCTCGATGACGCTGGCGAGCTCGGCGACGCCGTCCTGCCAGGTCTTCGGGGTGAGCGAGAGCGACTTCTGGAAGACGTCGCGGTACTTCACGTCGCCCTTGAACTCGTTGTACCCAGCCGCCGAGACGGGGACCGGATACGTGGTCTTGAGCGCGCGAGACGCGCGATAGAGGCCGTTCTCCTTCGCCCACTGTTCGACGCCCGGCTGCGTGAGCGCGAGCGCGAAGTCCTCGGCGAAGTCCTCGAGGGCCCGCTGCGCGTCCGAGCTGATGAGGTTGTATTCCTGACCCATGATCGTCTAGTCCTTTCGATGAATCAGGAGGCCTTGCGCACGTAGCGAAGGCGGGCCTCGTGGAGCATGAGGTCGTCGGTGCCGAGCAGGCCCGCGGTCGGGGTGACCGTGAAGGTCATGGTCCGAGCGAGCGCCGGGACATCGGCGGCGGTGATGGTGTGCACGAGCAGCGCCGTGGTCTTGGCCGCCGCCGCTCCGGAGAGCGCGTTGGTCACGCCGCCGCAGTTCGCGTCGGCGTCGTGGAGGTCGCCCACCGACAGGATGAACGCGGTGATCGTGAGGGTCGTCGCGTCACCGACGGTCGCGCCGCTCTTCGAGCAGAGGAACTCGAGGGACATCGGCGAGGCGTCGTCGAGGTCCGACGGGAGCGACACCTGGCAGAGCGCGGTGCCCGGCGTGGCGTCGTTGTTCCAGCGGATGTTGAGCGCCTCGGAGTCGGCCAGGTTGAGGCCGAACGTCGGGGACGCGGCGCTCGAGAACTTCGCGAGCGGATCGCCGTCGGCGTCCACGAACGAGTTGAGCGGGATGGGCACGAACCCGACCGCCGACTCGGAGCTGACGTGCGGCCCCATGTAGACGTACGGCTTCGAGCTCACGACCTCGGTGACGATGCCGGCCACCGGGCGGAGGTCCGTGTTGCTGGTCAGCGCGACGGTCTGGTCGTCGACCGCGTAGACCACTTTGCCCACGTCGGCCGCCGCGATGGCGTCCGTCGAGGAGCTGTTCGCGAACTGGAAGACGCCGAACTCGACCTCGACATCGACCGCGCCAGCGGCGCCGCCGAGGGTCGAGCCGGTGCGGTTGTCGTAGGTCGCCGACGCCTTGCCGACGATGCGCAGGCAGCCGTTCGCGATCGTGTTGGCCGGCATCGCTCGGCCCGCCGAGTCGAGGCCGACCATCGCGCCCTTGAAGATGCGGACGTTGGCCTTGATGGGGTACGTGCCGCGCGCGGGCGCGGAGCCCGCGAAGGGCGTGAGGCGCTCGAGGGAGAGAGCAGTCATTGGGAGGCTCCGGCGTTGCGAGCGCGGATGCCCGCGCGGGTGGCGAGGTAGGCCTTCGGGTCGACGCCCTTGGCCTTGCACTTGGCGATCACTTCCGGGGTCGCCTCGATGGGGTCGTCGGTCGGCGGCACGGTTCGGGCCGCCGGGGGGCGAGCCGCCGTCATGGTCGCGACGCGAGCGCGCAGCTCGGCGATCGGCTCGGACATGAGGCGCGGCGCGAGCGTGCCGGTCGCGAGCCCCGAGGTCGCCGGGGTCTCCGCGCCGACCTTCACGAGGCTGGCCACGAGGGCCTTGCGCTCCGTGAGCTCGAGCACCGCACGGTCTCGGGCGACCGAGGCCTCGCGCTGCTCGAGGTCGACCGCGAGGGCCGAGCGGCGCGCGATCTCCGCGATGGCCTCGCCGGGGTCGCTCACGCCGGTGAGGGCGAGCGCGGCGCGACCGAGGGCCACGAGCGACTCGTCCGCCGGCGGCGCGACCACGACGCGAGCGGCGGCGGCCGCGGGGGCCGGCTCGGTCGTCTCGTCCGCTCCGCCGTCGCCCGCGGGCGGGGGCGCGTCCTCGGGGTCCGGCGGGACCTCGCCACCCAGCGCGGAGGCGAGCAGCCGGCCGAGCAGGTCGAGCGCCCCCTTCGCGTCCTTCGCGGTGACGATCTTGAGCCCTTCGAGGGCGAGCTTCGGGTCGAGCATGTTCTCTTTCTCCTGAGCCTTGGCGGCCCGAACCTTTGCCGTCGAGCGGTCGATCGCGACCAGCGCAGCTCGCGCGAGCATCGCCTCAGCGGGCGTGTCCTTCGCGTTGATCAGGGCCTCGGCGAGGGCCCAGACGACCTGCTCTTCGTGAGCAATCTCCGCCGGGCTCGACGTGCCGAACGCCGCAAAGTGCAGGTGGAGCAGCTCGTGCACCACCGTCTCGACGACCTGCTTTGCAGCCTGCTCGGCGGTCGCTCCGTCGGGCGGGGTCGCGGGGTCGCGGATCACGATCGTCGCGACCTTCGCGTCTACGGTCGGGTAGCAGAGCCCCCACACGGGGCGCCCCCGCGAGTCGGCGAGGTCCGGCGCGTAGGAGACGTCGAGGCGCCAGTCGAGGAGGCGCAGCTCGCGCTGGTAGTGGGCCACGAGCGCGGCGAGGTCGGGTGCGACCGGAGCCGCGACGGCGGCGCGTTCGGCCACCGGCCGAGCGTGCGCGTCAAGTCCCAATCGCGTCTCACCCATGAGAGAGGCGTAGCGCGGTCGTAGCACGAATGCAAGCATTCGTGTCACGAGCCCAAAATGGTGCTACAAAACCGCATGGCCAGAGCCCCGAAGCGCGCGCAGAAGATTCGTAGGGGCGGAGAATTCTCCGGCTCGGCCAAGGGCGAGAAGAGGCCGCCGGCCGGATCGGGGCTCCTCGAAGGGTGGACCGTCGAGCAGATCTACGCGGCGCGCTCCGCCCAGATGCGCGGCCAGTTCCGCCTCGCCGCCGACATGGCCGACGCCATGCGGACGGACGACGCGCTCTTCACGGCGTACGGCAACCGGCTCGCGCCGCAGCGCTCGATCGCCGTGACGATGCGACCCGCGGGCGAGAAGGGCAAGGCGACGTCAATCTCCGAGGAGGCCGCCTCGCTCTACGGCGACAGCGGGATCGCCCTCACCATGGCGACGCGCCTCAACGTCCACGGGTGCCTGGTCAACCACGGCGTGGCGTTCCTGCGTCTCACGCGACAGGTGCGCGACGACGGCTCGCGCGTCGACCTGTACGCGAACTTCTGGCCCATCCGTCACGTTCGATGGGACGAGTACAGGCGCGGCTACTTCACGCGCGTCGAGGCCGCAGACGGGTCCTTCGCCGGCGGCGAGGTGGAGATCGTCCACGGGGACGGCGAGTGGATCGTCGTCGCCGTCTGCGAGCACGAGCCGTGGAAGCACGGCGCGATCGTCGCGGCCGCCGTGATCTGGGCGCGCCACGCGTTCGCGTCGACGGACTGGTCCGCGGGCTCGGCGACCCACGGCAACGCGAAGCCGGTCGGCACGCTGCCGGAGGGGATGGCGCTGGAGGAGAGCGCCGGCGTCCTGACGCGAGAGGCGGCGGGCTTCCTCGAGCTGCTACAGGCCCTCGCGAGCGCCCAGGCGCCCACGGGGATCAAGCCCTTCGGCTCGACGATCGACTACCTGGTGAACTCGAGCCAGGCCTGGCAGGTCTGGAAGGAGCTCGTGCTCGTCGCCGAGAAGGCGGCCGCGCGGATCTACCTCGGCACCGACGGCACCCTCGGCGCCGCCGGCGGCGCGCCGGGCGTCGACATTGCGGCGCTCTTCGGCGTCGCGGCGACCATCGTGCAGGGCGACCTCGAGACGATCGAGGCCGCGCTCGCGACCGGGCTCCTCGATGTCTGGACGGCGATCAACTTCGGCGACTCCTCCCTCGCGCCGGAGCTGCGCTACCAGATCCCGAGGCCCGAGGAAGAGGGCGAGGTCGAGGCGCTCGGGAAGCGCGAGACGCTCTTCCACGCGGCGATCAAGCTGGCGCGCGACAACGGCTTCGTCGTCGACCAGCCGTGGGTAGACGACGTCGCCGCGCGCTACCGCGTGACCGCCCCGAAGCTGCCCGAGCAGATGACGAAGGCGCCGGCCTTCACGCTCGCGCCGACCGACGTCATTCGCTGGCTCACCCCGAACGAGGTGCGGGCCACCGGCGGCGCGACCGCGCTCGCGCTTCCAGATGGCACGCCGGACCCGGACGGGCTTCTGCCGATCGGCGTGCTCGACGCGCGCGCCGAAGCGCTCGCTGCAGCGGCCACCGCTCAGGGCGCGACGGGGAACGCCGTGGGCGGGAGCTCGGCGGCGTAGACCGCCTCGGACGGTCGCACCGGGCGGCACGCGCACACGTCCCCGTGCCACTGACACAGCTCCTCGGCGATCGCCGGGCGCGTCCCGTCGAACACCCGGGTTCGCGCGGGCGCGTCGAGGTGGGCCACGGGTGCGCTCGTCAGGACGTAGTTCCCTGGCTTCACGTCGCGGTCGATGACGGCGAGCGGAGCCGCACCGCAGAGCGCCGGGCGGAAGTACTCGACGCCCTCCACGCCGGCCGGGAGGCACCGCTGCACACCGTCAGAAGCGATGCGGGGGAGACACGCGGTCGCGTCCGGCGGCGGGGAGGCATCGGGACGATCGGGCTCGAGAGCGCCTCCGCACGCGACGACGAAAGGCAGGACCACGAGAAGAAACTTGGGCATCGCCGTGAGACGAGCCGGGGCGGTTCGAAGTCACCGGGTCATCAGATTTGATGAGGCACTTCGGCTGCGCATGCCACGGCGTCGGGGGCGGCGACAGGTAGCCGGCGCATCGGGATGGCGGCACATACACCCACCACGGGGCGAGGCAGTATGGGCGAAACGGCCACGGGGCGGTCACGCCACGACCGCCCATCTCGACCTCAGCCACCGGGGCGTGTAGGTGCGCAAGAGGTCGCAGAGCGCCACGCGCGCCTCCGTGGGGGCGCCGGGCCAGCGCACCGGAGACTTCGACTCGACCAGGTGCCACTGCGCACCCATCTCGAAGCTTGCAGCGTCCCAGCTCATATCGTCCTTCCTCTCCCACGCGCGCCCGCAAGCAGCGACGTCAGCGGCGCCCCCGGGCGCGGCTTCATCAACTCCCGCTGCGCCGTCATGATCCCCGCCACGCCCTTCGAGTGGTCGACCCGCTCGGTCGCCAGGCCGAGCAGCTCGACGACGCCGTGAACGAGCGCGTCGAGGTCGCCGGGCGAGACCACCCGCGGGCCGTCCACCCACGTCGTAAGCGTCGTCTCGAGCGAGGCGAGGTTGGCGCCCGCGACGTGCCACACACGACCGCGCTCGTACGCGGTCGTCACCGGTTTCGCGCGGTCCGACTTGTCGCGCCTCGCGTAGACCTCGCGCACGTAGATCACCCTCGGGTTGTGCGGCGGCGTCACGTCGTTCGGACCGAGCACCACGACGCCGATCCCCTTGTCCCCGACCTCGGCGCGGATGTTCTGGGCCACGAGCTCGCCGCCCTTGTTCGTCTCGACGACGACGCAGTCACACCGGCCCCCGAGGTAGAGGTCGATCACGAGCGCGCCCCACACGCGCGCCGTGTGCCTCCCCGAATGGTCGGCGATCACGTAGACCATGCGGTCGGCGCCGAGGCCGAGGTCTGCGATCCCGGTCGTGTCCGAGCCGGCCTTGCTGGTCGTGGCGGGGTCGACCGAGATCACCCGGCGGAGGTACCGCGCGGGCGCCGCGCGCCGCCGCTCGCGTAGCAGCTCCGGCGTGACCGTGACCGCCTCCGCCGCCTCGAGGCTCATCTCGCCGTCCAGCTCCTCGCGCCCTGCCGTCGTGCCTTCGAACTCCTCGATCAGCGCCCGCACGGCCGCCGGCGCTAGGTGGGCGTAGTTCTCCCGCATCGACCCACGCACGAGGCGCACCGCGCGCGGGTCCTTTTCGGCGGCCTTCAGCAACCGGATGAGGATCGGGTGTCCCGCCTTCGGCGTCGCGTCGACGATCATCCGCGCCTTTCCCTTCCGGGTCGCGAAGCGGAAGTTGATGTAGGCCTCCTCGCGCGTCTGCACTGGCCAGCTCTGCAGCTCCGACAGCCAACACAGGTGGAGGTTCTTGGAGCGGATATTCTGCGGCGCCTCGGGCGTGTACGCGTAGGCCACGGCCCCGTTCGGCCACACGAGTTTCGCTTCGCCGTCGATCCACTTCGGCACGAACCTTGGCGGGCTCGCGGCAATGAGGCCGAGCACGTTGACGTCGTACGTCTTCACGTCGTTCTGCGCGGCCATGCCCATCTCGCGCACCTCGCCACGCTCGATCATCCGGATGATCGACTGAGCCGCGGTGGCCGTCTTCCCCCAGCCGCGAGCGGTGAGCAGGAACCAGGTCAGCCACGGGCCCGCCGGCTCGATCTGCGCAGGGCGCGCCCAGTGCCCCGCCCACATGTGCCCGAGCGCTGCGAGCTCCACATTGCTCAGCGCATCGTGACTCTTCGCCAGCGCGGCGCGCGCGCCGTCCGGCCCGAGCGCGGCGAGGAGCCGCTCGAGAAGCTTCACGCGCGGGCTCTGCTCACTCATGCGAGCAGCTCCGCGTTCGCGATGATGTTCTCGAGCGTCTCGATGTCGAGGAGCTTCCCTCGCTCGGCTGCGGCGCGGATGTCGATCGCATCGTTCAGGTCCTCCACCGGGGGCGGCGCGATCTTCCGCCGGTGCTCCTCGATCGCGACGAGGAGCCGTCCGAAGCTCGCGAACGCGGAGAAGTCCCCCGCGAGCTCAGCGACGCGGAGCGCCGCGCTTGCCCGAGCGTGGAGGCCGGCGAGCGCGCTTTCGTCCGCGTCGTCGGGCACCTCGTCGGGGAGCGCCGGGGCGCGAGCGGCAGCCTCGACGATGGCATCAGCGAGCGCGTGGGCGGCGGCAGATTTCACTTTGGAGCGCCTGGATCGGGTTGCACGTCCACCGGCTTGGAGGCCGGCCCGCCTACTGCGACAAGCGCGCTACGCTTCGGGTATGGCATGGCGCGCGGCGCAAGTCGAGCCCTCGTCTCTGCATCGAGAGGCATGACGTAGCGATGCTTTCCGGCAGTGGGAACCTTCACCGCGCCGGGCGGGAGCGTCGCCTTGCTGCCAGGCTTGCCGAACTGGACCCCGGTGTAGGCCCGCCTTTGAATGCGGACGCCGTGCAGGCGGAACTCGTACGAGTCCGCAGTGCGCCCCGTGTAGAGCCACCCGCCAGCCTGATAGATGCCCCCGGTGTGACCTTCTGTCGGGTCGGCGAACGAGACGACGAGCCTCGTCCCTGGACAGTGCTTTCGCAGCATGCGAAGCGCGATGGCCACGATACGGGACACTGGGGCCTTATGGACCTTGAGCGCGACCCGCACAAGCTCGCAGACTTCGAGCGAGGTCAACCCGTAGGGCGCGCCAAGATGTCTGGCGCCGCCCTGCGAGAAGATGACAGCACCGATGAATGCGCCGCCCTCCCATGCGCCGACGCGCACCATTTTTCCTGCGGGCATCCTGCCCGAATAGTGCCAATTCTCGACGGCCCACGTCGCCGCTGCGTGCGAGCACCAATCAAGCCTGAGCGACATAGCCGCACCTCTCGCATGGCGGGGGCAGCGCCTTTTGGTCGAGCTTCCCTTGCTGCCCCTCGTCGACAGGCTCGAACGTCGGGCCCCTCAATGCTGCCAACAGCTCCTCGGTCCCCTCCTCCGCTCCTCGCCCCACGTCCTCGAGGAGCGCCGCAAGCTTCTGCGCGTCCCGCCCGGCGAGGTCTCCGACCGCGTCGAAGGTTGCGAGCGCCTTCGCTGCCTCGGCTCGAGATAGGTCCGTGACCAGCACCGGGACGGCCTGCCCCTTCAGCTCCTCCGCTCGCATGTGGCCGTCCACGAGCTGGAGCGGCCCATCGTACCCGGCGAGCCATGCGGCGAAGTCCTGCGAGCTCCGGAGTGCAGCGCGGGCCATGTCGTCGGGGACCCACGCCAGCACGGCGCCGATGATGCCCACCTCGGCGAGCAGGCCCTTGAGGACCTTCCGCTGCCGCGCGTCGTGAACGCGGAAGTTCTCATCAGCGGCGCGGAGCCTCGAGCCTGGCACGCGAGCGAGCCCGCGGATTCTGTCGACGATCATAGGGTCACCTCTCGGAGTGCTCGGGCTACCGCAGCCGCGGCGGCTGGATGGGTCGCAAGAGACGAAGCGATGGCGGCCTGAATGCGGCGCCAGACCGGAGAGCGCGCAAGGAGCGCGTCGACTTGGCGCTCGGCAGCGCTCAGCGTCGCGCCTGCGTCAGGCGCCATGGGCACGGGCGGCGCCTCCTCGGGCTTCGGAGGCTTGACCAGCGCCGCCGCGCGCTCGGCGAGCACGGCAGGCGCCAGCGCGGCAAGCCTTCGGGCGATGGTTCGGTGACTCACCGCGCACCCATCCGCGGCGAGCCTCGACGCAATGACACGGGACGATAGCCCTTGCCGGGCGAGGGCCAGCATTTTGGACTCGTCGTCCGGGGTGATGCCTGCGAGTGGGCGTGACATATGGTGCTTTTCCTTGCCAGAACTGGGACAGAACGCGCCAAACCGTGCCAAAACATATGGCACATGAGCGCGATTTTGTAAAATCCCGAGCGGGAG